ATACATGTAATCTCAGCTAATACAGATGGTGTAACTATTAGAATAGAAAAGACACATCTTGATAAGATGTATGAGATTAATGATTGGTGGTGTAAGCTAACTCAATATGAGCTTGAGCGTACAGACTACAGTAAGATTATATTCTCAACAGTTAATGATTATTTAGCTATTAAAACCAATGGAGAAGTTAAGAAGAAAGGTGATTTTCTCACAGATTTTGAATTACATAAAAACAAATCTGCTAGAGTGGTGCCTCTTGCTCTTGAGCGCTATTATTGCGATGATATTCCTGTTGCTGATAGCATTAGTAATCATAGTAACATCTTTGATTTTTGTCTCAGACAGAAGGCTAGCAGAGACTTCCATTATGAAGGTAAGTTCAATGGTAAGACTACTGTGTATAATAAACTAATTAGATATTATGTATCTAACACTGGTGAGAAGCTGTTAAAAGTGAAGAACCCAGAATGTCTATCCAACGCTGCGCCAATATCACAAGTGGAAGCAGGTGAATGGGTAATGACAGTGTGTAATAAGCTATCTAAGGATCATCCTCTAGATAATATTAATCATTCTTATTACATCGAGAAAGCAGAAAGAATTATTAACAAGATTAGTTACAATGGTAAGAAAAGACCAGTAATAATCGCAAACCAACTAAATTTATTTTAATGGCATACAATAATATTATGGCAGGATCAGACAAACAACGTGAAGAGATTAACAGGAAGTTAGTCACTATGCAAATGGAAATGATAGGATTAACTTATCAAGATGCAATGGACACACCAGAGTTCTGGAGAGTGTACACATTGACAACAGAACAAACATTAGAATGGCGTAAGGTAGCTATTCCACTTATTAAGAAAACATTTAAATGTAATAAGAGGAGAGCTGAGATGACGTTAGGTATGTTTGAACTAAACCTTGGACTACGTGTTGAGGATCCAATAGATACAACACACATCCATACAACAATACCACCTGAAGCGCATATGCTTAAAGATCAACAGCCTACATTCTTACAAAAGATGAAGAAGTTCTTTAGAGGATATTATGATTAACACTAAGTGTTAGTTATATGCATTTGCTACTAAAAGTGCCAATTGAATATATTTATATGTGAAAGGGTATAATATTGCACTATTGCATATAAAAGTTACACAATAGGGTATAATTTTCCACTAAAGTGTAATATATTACACAATACTGTATATTATTTTCCATTATAATACACAGTATAATCGAATTGTGTAACATAATTTGACAAGTTTTGTTACAAAAATAGGCGCAATTCGGAAATAATAGGCGCAGTTTAATAAATTATTAAAAGTGGTAGTAATACTACTATTTTAGGAATAGTATTTGTACATTTACTAAACTTTTAAACAAAAATATATCATGGGTAACTTTGTAAAATTAACAACATTAGGTGAAGATGGATCTTACACAAGAACGTGGATAGAGCAAGCTTCAATCAAGCAATTATCTCAGAATGGAGTAACACAAGCTGGAGACAATGCAGGTACTGCTGTACTTGTAGATGGAACAATCATTGATTTATGTGCATTCAATGAAACTCTTGATACTTTGAAGTAATTCTAAGTTAAAGATTTTAGTATGAAGCCTCAAAGAAATTTGGGGCTTTTTGCATTGTAAACAATTTTGTTTACATATTATAATTTTTACACATTTTAAATCATAAAAACATGGGAGACATGGATGAATGGAATCAGTATATGCAAGAAGTAAAAGATAATAGACTCGATGTTTATGATAGGCAAAATGTGGAGACTAAGCTTATAAAAAAGGGTTGTGAAGTTACTCCATACGATTATGCAAAAGGATTTACAATTATTGTACATCCTGAACATGGTAAAATGTTCTTCTATCCTAGAACAAATACTCTTAAATTGTTTAAATACAAAGAAACAATTAAGAAAAAAGGAAAAAAATGGATTATTGATAACATACTAAACAAATAAAAACATGGGAGCAGAAGCTTTTATCACAAGACAAAGAGGAATGAATGCTAGCGAAGCCTACACACATGCTGTAGAAGAAGCAGAAGCAGAATTTGGCAGAGATGCCTACAATGGTACAATTAGTACAACAACTAGTTTTAGAGATGTCACTAGTGATTTTCGTAAGAGTAAGAAAGAAAGACGTCAGTTTATTGATGACATGTTAGACAATGCAGGTAAGCGTGATTGTTATGTCATTGAAGAAGAATCTCCTGTTAAGAATACTAACAAGATTAAATCTGTGGTTGATCACACTGTTGTTAAAGGCACCAGTAAATGGGAGCTTAAATACAATGTGTATACAGGATGGGAAGATAGACAATTGAAGTCTTTTAAAACTAAGACTGATGCTGTTAAATTTGCTCGTGAGCATACAGAGAAATCACAGAACACAACGTTTGTGCGTATGGAGAAAGTTCTTGTTAATCAAGATGCTAATGTAGCTTGTATTAAATACAAGAAATCTACACAAGAGAAAGAAGGAACATATATATTCTTTGGCTACGCTGCATGTTAATATGGAAAATAAACAAACAGCAGTAGATATTTTATTCCAAGAAATAAAAGAAAGTAAATCATTTCTGCCTGATAACTTGTTTGCATATTTAGAAGATGTGTATAATAAAGCTAAATCACTAGATGAAAATGAATTATATAGTGCTATAGAAGCAGCTATTATACGTTGGAATCTTGATGGTACTAAAACAGCAGGTGAACTAACAAGAGAGATTATGTTAATACTTAAACAACAAGACAATGAGCAATAAACAAACAGCAGTTCAATGGTTGATGATGCAGTTGCCTGTTTTTATAAGGATAGACTTGTATGAAAAAGAATTATATGAACAAGCCAAAGCAATGGAGAAAGAGCAGGAGTTTGAAACTAAAGCATATTGGTTTGGTAGAGGTATACTAGCAAGTAAGGAAAATAGAGTAGACGAGTTAAAACCAAAAAAATAATGGCTGATATAACAAAATAATGGTTGATTTCTTTGTTTTTCTGACATATTAATAGTAGGTTTAATGTATAAACTAAACTATTATGGACCAGAAAGAAAAAAAGAGACTATACGATATAGAGTATAGAAAGAAAAACGAAGAAAAGATCAGTACTAAAAACAGAAAATGGTATGAGAGTAGTCGTAAAGTAAAATTTACAGAAGATCCTCAACATTATTTGTGGTATGTTGCTAGAACAAGATCTCGTCAAAAAGGTACTGAGTTTACTATCGCTAAAGAAGATGTAATCATACCAGAAATTTGTCCAATATTGAACATCCCTTTAACTAAGGGAGATGGATATTTACCTAATTCTATGTCATTAGATAGAGTAGATAATACAAAAGGATATATTCCTGGAAATGTTAGGGTAATATCACGCAAGGCTAACTTAATGAAATCATCATTAACGTTAGATGTATTAGAGAAAATAATTAAATACATTAAAAACGAAATATAATTTTGAGCGATATACAGATGTGTCAGGACTTGAAATGTCCAATGAAGTTTACGTGCTATAGGCACACAGCACCATGGAATCAGTTTAGACAATCTGTCTTTTCTGAATCACCTCGTGAAGAGGGTAAATATTATTGTGACCAATTTTGGGACAATGAAGGAAGAACATTAGATCCAAAGTTTAGAGAATACGAACGCTTTAATGATACTGAATAAATTATGGGAAAGTTCACAAAAGAAGCATTAGAAAAAAGAAGAACAAGGCGTAAAAGACAAGCTGCTAAACACATGCCAACAGGTGATCAAGCTGTTAAGAATGCTCTTGAGAAAGGTTTTATAACTATAGAACAAGTAAAAGAGTATAAAGAAATTGAACACAAGAGAAGAGTTGCTAGAGAAGCTTTAAAGAAAGCAGAAAAAAACAAGCCCAAGGCTAGAATAATCAATGGTTTAAACACAAATTCAATGTAAAATTATGATACATATAGAAGACTACGAGCGTGAAGCTCAGAAAGATTTAGTATATTTACAAGAAGAAATGCATGAGTTTTATCGCTCACTAAATGACCCTGGTATCGCTCAAATTGAAGCTTTTATGAGCGATAAAGTTCATTTAAAAGATCTAGAATCTTTACAAGAGAGAGCTAAGATTAATGTGTGCATTCCTCAAAGTTTAATTGCTAAAATAGATCACAGAATAATTAGAAATTATGAACGTAAAATTGACGCTCTATCATTTTAAAGAGTTACTCAAGAATGGTTTTACTTTAGACATGGTCTTTCTCCTCAAACTAGTGGAGGAAGGCCATGATTTAAAAGATGCATGTAATGGAAATGTTAAACTAGAAATGTTATATCAAGGACTCTACCGTAAAGGTTTACTATCCGAATCAGGCAAACTAACATTAACAGGCAAGAACGTTCTTAAGTTTCTTAAAGAAGAAGCTCCAACAGAGAAAACAGTTCTTAAGAAAAAACCTGCTAGTGAGGATTTTGAAAGATGGTGGAAAGCTTATCCAGGAACTGATACATTCAAGCATAAAGATAAAACATTTGCAGGTACTAGAGCATTACGTAGAGACATAGAAAACTGTAAACTTAAATTCAATGCTATTCTATCAGAAGGAGAATATACAGCCGATGATCTAATAGCAGCATTGGAGTTTGATATCTTACAGAAAAAAGAAAACTCTGTAAAGAATAATGAGAACAAACTAAAATACATGCAGAACAGTTTGACATATCTTACACAACGTAGCTTTGAACCATTCATTGAACTGGTTAGAGAAGGAATAACAGTTAAAGAATTAACTAAACCAGTAGGAGGAACAGATATATGAGTTTTCAAGATTTGGCAAAAGAAGTTCAGAATGGACTTGATGGTAGGAATAATGGTATTCCTATGGGATTTGATAGATTGAACAGATACATTGGTATTCGTAAGTCTATGTACACATTGGTGGGTGGCTTAACTGGTTCAGGTAAGACTTCATTCATTGATGATGCATATGTTCTCAATCCATTTGATTGGTATATCTCTAAGGCTAATAACACAGACGTTAAGCTAAAGATTATATATAGATCCATGGAGCGTAGTAGAACATACAAGTTTGCAAAGTGGGTGAGTAGAAAGATATTTCTAGATCACGGTATGATTATACCTGTACCTAAGCTATTGGGCTGGACATCTAAGATGACTAAAGATGAGCATGATCTATTCTTAACATATGAAGATTACATTGGTAATATGAAAGAAGTGATTACAATCATTGATGGTCCAGAGAACCCAGTGGGTATAGCAAAACAATTGAAAGAACATGCTGAAGAGAATGGTGTGATACATGAGGTGGATAAATACAATAGAGTGTATGAGCCTAATTATGATAACACCATCACTATGGTGATAATTGATCACATTGGTTTGTTAAAGACTACCAAAGATTATAATACAAAGAAAGCGTCTATTGACAAGATGTCAGATGAGCTGAGATACGCTCGTGACTTCTTTGGATATACACCTGTTGTTGTCAGTCAGTTTAATCGTGACATCTCTAGTCCTATGAGGATTAAGAATGGTGATGTAGAACCGCAGCTAGAAGACTTTGCTGATAGTTCAAGCACACAGAACGATGCTGATGTTGTAGTGGCATTATTTGATCCTATGAGATATAAAGTAGAGGACCCTAGTGGTTATCAACTAGATAAGCTTAAAGATGAATATGGTGCTAAGTATTTTAGAAGTTTAAGATTAATCAAAAATAGCTATGGTGAGGATGATGTTAGAATCGGTCTAGGTTTCTTAGGTCAGATTGGTATGTTCAAGGAACTACCTCGACTTAAAGAGATGACAGAATCTGATTATCAATCCATAGTTAATAAATCATTCTTTTTATCATGAGTTTAAGAGATCAAAGACAGCAAGAGTTTGCACAGGTGTGGCTAGATAAGAAATGGGGCATCCTAAATCTATGTCCTAGGTTTGGTAAGATATATACAACAATTAACATTTTGGAAAAAATGAATTCAAATATATCTATCATAATCGCCTATCCTGACGTTAAAATCAAGGATTCTTGGGAACAGGATTTCAAAGCACGTGGATACAACAATTCACAAATCACCTATACAACACACCTATCTTTACATAAACATGTATCGAATGAGTATGACGTAGTGATCATTGATGAGATACATTTGTTAAGTGATGCGCAGATTGATGCTCTATATGATTTAACATTAATTAATCATCAAGTGTTAGGGCTTACAGGCACTCTATCAAGCTCAACAGAATCTGAGCTTGACATGAGATTAGATCTTCCTGTATTGGCACACTATCCTATTGAACAAGCTATTGCAGAAGGTGTGATAGTTGACTATCAAATAACAATAGTCAAGATACCTTTAGACAATAAGATTGTTCAAACTGTTAAAGGTAAAGCCAGAACAGAGAAGAAGCATTTTGATGCATGTAGTTGGGTGATTGATCAGCTCAGCTCTATGGGCAAAGACACAATGATGTTACGCCTGAAGAGAATGAGAATCGTCCAAGGAAGTATTGCTAAGTTAAATATGACTAAGGCAATATTAAACAAGTATAAAGAAGAACGTATACTTGTTTTTTGTGGTACTACTGATGCTGCAGATAGTTTAGGTATACCTTCACACCATAGTAAATCGCCTGACAAAGAGGGCTTTAAAAGGTTTACAGAAGGAGAAGGAAACCATATGGCTGTTGTAAAGATTGGTAATACAGGTGTAACATACAAACCTTTAAACAAAGTGATATTAAATTACTTTGACAGTAACGCTGAGAATCTAGCTCAAAAGGTGAATAGGTGCATGGCTATGGAATACAATAATCCAGACAAGAAAGCACAGATTTATATCATCTCCACCAATGAAGCAGTAGAGGAAAAGTGGTTAAATAAGTCACTAGAATTTTTTGATAAAGACAAAATTAAGGTTGTTAATGTCCCTGAAATTTAGTAACTTAGAGTATAAATAAACAACTAAATATTATAACATGGCAAGCAAATTAATTGGGATCGTTGGATCCACTGGTACAGGTAAATCAACATCAATCAAACACCTGAACCCAGAAGAAACCTACATTATTAACGTAGCAAAGAAAGAGTTACCATTCAAAGGATCTGAAGCTCTGTACAACACAGAGAAGAAGAACTACAAAGAGCTAGATGACGCAGTTGAGATCACTCGATTGTTACATGTAATCTCTGAGAAAGCGCCACACATTAAGAACATCGTGATTGAGGATTCAAACTACATCATGGGTTTCAATATTGTGTCACGAGCAACAGAAGTTGGTTTCACTAAATTTAGCATTATGGCTAGAGATATGGTGGAATTATTCAGAGAAGCTCGTAAATTACGTGACGATTTGAAAGTGTTCTATTTCTCTCATCCAGAAACTATTGAAGAAGGTGGAGAA